GTCTTGCAAATCCTAACAAAACAACACTAAAAACCCCCCAAGGCGTTTTTGGGAATCCAGAGTCTGCTCTTGCTGCTTTAGCTGATAGACTCTACAAGGGGGCTATGCAACTAAGTATTAAAACCCTTCCTAATTTTCATATATCTAAAAATGGTCCTGGAACTATAGGATCCCCTTGTGTGTTTTTTGCTCAAGATTCTCCAATAAGACAGTCACGCAAGCCAAAAAGAAGAGGTATGAATTCCTTCTTCAGTGGAGGGTATAATATAATGGGATTTAAACATTCAATCACGGCTACAGGAGCCCAATCTGAGTTTTCGTTAACCAAAATACAACCTGAACCAGAATCAAAAGTAGAGCCGAACTCAGTCTCTGCTGCTAAAACTACAGAAGAAGTAAAAAATATTATTATGGGTCCCACATACTATCCCTCTTTCTAAAGAGAACATCGCTCCAATAAAATGACTAACAATAATTTACCAATAATATCATTAGCTGAAGTTGCACCCTCAGGAACTATAGATCCTGATATGAATGGATCTTTTACAGCAAAAGTTAGGTCTGTAGGAAATTCAGATCAAATTATTTCCTATGTGTCCCCCTACGGTAGTAACACCGCAGGAGGGTTTGTTGCTATCCCAGAGCCAGGAGTTCAGATTTTAGTATGTAAGCCTGTTGGAAGCACTAGATGGTATTACTTAGGGTCCACCTTTGATCCCGAACCTCAAGAATCTACGGGATCGCCTGTCGCAGATTCTCTAATTAAACCCCTTCAAAGGGTTGATCCTTACTTATATCGAGCTAGGGGATATCCTATGCGCCTATCGCTCCAAGGTAAAGATGGAGAAGGACTTTTAATTTCCGAAGAAAGCAATCCTACCTTTATTAATCAGAAAGTTGAACTTCATTCTTCGGTAGGTAAAAAAGTATCTCTTGTGGATAGTCCAGATGAGGATTCCATTATCATTGATTCGGGGAATCATAGCAAGATTATGGTAACCAATGACCCCAAAAGAGACGATGTACCTCCGAGAGCCGTTATAGTTGAAACTCAAGGTCCTCAATGGCACTTAAATAAAGGATCTGAAACAAATATTGCGGTCTTAAAAGGAGGAAAAGAACTCCAAGTTTTAAATGAAGCTAACGGTGTACCTTATGGAGATCCTCCTGGGGTATTTGCTCCTAGTGGGCCTCCTGCGGGGAATGTTAATATTCAAAGTAAGTGGCATGATGTTAATGTATTTGCACAAGCTGAAAAGGGTCGTATTTTTATTGAGTGCTTAAATACTACAGGGGTAGATCAAGTTATTGAAATACAAACCAACGGAGAAAATGGATCAATTAGGATTAAGACCAACGGTAAGGTAGATATTGAAGCCAATCATATTGGAATTAATGCTACTGGGACCGATGGTACGATAAATATGAAGGCTGGGGGCGCAATTAATATTGAGGCAGGATCAGATTTAAGCTTAAAAAGTGGAGGAACTGTCTACGCAGATGGTGCCCCGAACATTAGGTTAAACGAAGGAGGCTCCCAATCCGCTGATCCCGATATCGGAAATACAGAAAGTATATATGGAAACACGGGAGTAACTACATACTAGTGAGGTAATTATGGCATCATTTGATCTTGAAACATTTTTAAAGGTACAAGGTAATACGGGAACTGGAGCCCTCCAGGCTTTAGGTATGTCCTTTGGAATGCCTAGTTGTATGCTTAACTTAGCGCAAGGAGCTTTAGGTCTTTTACCTTCTAGTGTATTGGGGGATATGCAGTCTAAAATAGCTCAAGGAAAAGCTAAAGCTAACGAGGTTACTGCTTCTATTTTTAAAAAACTAACCTTAAATACGGGTATTATTGAGTTTGATACTGAGGAGGGCATTTTTAAATTTGGTTCCGACTCTGGCTGGATGGGTATTGATAATGATAGTAGTCAAACTTCTCAGAACTTAGCTGGTTTATTGGGAGCGTTTCAGTATGCTGCCTCCTTTGGAGCGCAACTCTACTCTAATTATACTAATATCACAAATCAGATTGATTCTATCAAAGACTGCTTAGATAAGTTTAATCAAGTTCAGTCCTTCCAAGCGGGAAACTCAGCTACACAAAAAGCTTCTCTGTCTCCAGAAGAAGCCGACGAGTTGTTCGATACAGTCTATGCAGGGGACAAAGCTTCATTAGAGCAGACTGTTACTTTCATGAACAAGTGTGATGAGCAGTTAATTGCAATAAGTAGAATCTTGGCTGAGAGAGCGACCGACCCCTCTTTAGAGCCTTGTTTACTAGATTCAACTGAATTAGATCCTTTCCTTGACCAGACTAATTTTACTAGGTGTTCTTTAGATGACACAGAAGGTGCCGTGTCCGTAGAAGCGGAGGACATCTTCCGTCTAACCTATGGACCTCCGCTTACAGACAGGGGGCAGTATGTGTTAACCTCTGATGGCTTGTATTATGATTCTCAGTCTGGGGGGTTAGATCCTGTATTCCTAGCAATTTCGGGAATCGTGCCTGTGGGTGACAAGTGGACTTACGACTTTCACCCCAATCTCGGAGGAAAAGGAGAAGCTGTTTCTATCAAATCTCTGAATAAATATACAGATAACTTATTTGATATGAATCTTCCTGATGATAGTCCAGGACTTCAGCACTTTTATGATCAAGATCACTTCTTATCTGTATTAACACAACAACGAAACAAGCATGTCTATGACTTGTCTGGTATTCTTTATGATTATATTAAGACATATGGAGAGAACTCTTCAATCGTAAATAATCAGCGTGAGGTTATTATTTCTGATCTTACTAATCATAATAGTAAGATAGCTAGAAGAAAGAAACAGATTGAAGTTGCTATTAAAGCTCCTCAATTATATGGAGATGCTTCTGGATCTATATTTGAGCCTGGGAAAATTCCAATTAATGATTTTTCTTATCTTGAAGATTATAATCTAAGTGTAGACTTAGAGAAACAAAAAGCTTTGATATTCTCTCAGGCAGAAGTTACAGGGATGGTGCTACCTATTACTCCTATTTTTGTAGCTTCTCACGCAAAACCTGCTTCCATGTCTATAGAACACTTGAATGTTCCGACTGTAGGAAAGGGAAGTATTTTGTACAGTCCTTCTGGAACTCAAGCAGGGACGGTCCTTTCTTTAACTGACCAAATTGTAAATACAAATCTGTTTGCTATCTATAACTTTTTAGAAACTGAAGTAGTTCAACCCTCTTCTTTAGATTTTAAGACTACTAATTGTGCAACCACGGATATGTACAATAACGCTCAGATAGTAGCCTCTAATCCTAGAAATCTATACTTTTCTGGATTAGGTATTCCCTACTTAGAGGGAGTAGTTTTAAATAAAAGCTCAGATACCAAGGCAGCCTCAGGGCTAGGCACCTACCTCAAGCTACCTGATACTCCAGAATATCGAGATCTTACCTATACCCCCAGCGGATTTACGATGGAGTGTTGGGTGCATGTTCCTAATATCATGGACGGAGAGATTGGGTGGCTTAGTTCTACTACCTCTTCGTTGACGAAAGTTCTTCTAGGGTGTGAAAATACAGGAGCCCAGAGTGGGGCCTCTGCGTTAGATCATACTGGGGCTGAGAGAGACTTAGATTATCTAGAGAATTTACGAGGAGATCAGTTTACCAGAGGAATGCTTTGTGGGTTTACTAGAGACAGAAGAATAACTAAGGCAGGTTACTCCTTAGGGTTTTCAGGGTATAGTAATCATAACTACGACAATGATCCTGCGTCTTCTTTAAGTTTCTTTGTGGCTCCCACCCAAGCAAGAGACTTGTCATCTGTATCGTTTATTAACAACGATGATTGTCAAGATTACCCCACCTTCTATAGTATGAAGGTAGATCTCTCAGCTACTGCGTTTGGTAATGTCTCTTCCCAATTTGTTTTAATTGATCTAACAGTAGACCCCATAAAGAACACAGTGAAAATGCATGCTGATGGAGTCCTTGTGTCTACTTCATCTGTATCGGAAGTGTTTGGAGCAGATGTAGGGGTTCCCCCCAATCTTCCTACCTTTAAAAAGAATAATACCTTTGAGTACTCCTCAACTACTGTTGACGGTCCACGGTCCTTGAAGAATGGTCCCCTCCTTAATACTTTTTATTCCCCCTGGCTTGTAGGGGGAGGATACACAGATGGCATGTATAAGTATGGAAACTTTATGGGAGGAGATCGTGGGGGAATAATTAGTGGATTACGCGGACATATAGGTAGTTTAAAATTCTATTCTAGAGCCCTAGATACAGGAGAGATTCTTCAAAACTATAAAGCTCAACAAGGCTTCTTCAAATCAATCATTACCTAATGGCTGCAAACCAAACTACAAGTATATATGGCCCAGTACCTCCTCGTTTTCTTGAACAGGTTTCTACGGGGAAACGCAAGGCTACTTTTGGATTAAATTTTCCGTTGGGAGAAGCCAAAGAACGGGGAGGATTTTTTCAAAAAGTGTCTGGAGTTAGGATGATTAAGGATGCTGTTCGTCAGTTATTGCAAACCACTAGGGGTGAGCGTATTATGCTTCCTAAATTTGGATGCAATCTTCGTAAGTTTTTATTTCAACCACTAAACGAAGCAACTTTTGAGAGTATTAAAAGAGAAATTCAATACTCTTTTTATCATTATATTGTAGGAGCAAAGATAGTAAAATTAGCAGTGTTCCCCTTCGGAGACGCAGGACCAGCAGGTGGGAACTCCTTAAAAGTAATATTAACTTTACAACTTGAAACGGCTGATTTAGGGATATTTGATGTAGAGGTAGATATAGCATGACATTTAAACCAACAGTAGCCTCGGATTTTATGAAACTAGCGAGAATCCCCGATGCTAAGAGACCTACGCTAGTTAATTTTACTGACAACGATTTTCTATCTCTAAAGAATTCTCTAATTAAATATGCTAAAGCGGTTTATCCTTTGGATTATCAATACTTTGTTGAGTCAGATTTAGGCATGATGTTTATTGAGCTTGTAGCTTATATGGGATCCGTACTGTCTATGAAAGCAGATATGCTTGCTAATGAAAACTTTTTGGTTACTGCTAGAAATCGAGGAAGTGTTAAAAAGCTCTTACAGTTAATTGGGGTCAGTATAAAAGGTCCCCTTTCTGCGGCAGCAGACGCGCAACTGCAAAGTGATATACCAGTCTCTTCACGATTACTTATTCCCGTATCAGCCAGAACTCTTAATTCCATATCCCCCGAAGATGGAGGAGCTACTTCTTATACTTTATATAAAGTTGTTAATGGTTTAGCTGACCTAGCTCCAGATGGGCTAATAGCGTTATATCCTGATGAAGCTGACAATGAAGATAGTACTATATTTAAAAATTTAGTATTACAAGAGGGGTCACTTGCAGTAGATACAGGAGATTTTGCTGCTACTGAAGCTGTTAA